CCTTTATGAGGTCTGGAAACCTGGTATCGTGGGTATAGAAAAAGGTCATATTGAAATGGCCTTGGGTCCGTTCCTAGAGAAACGTATTAGAGAGCGACAGTTATATGAGGCATATTTTAGAGACCTCAAAGTTGGAAAACGAGATAAAGAAGCTAGGGCACGAGCCATCCAAGGACGGATGCAACAAGGGTTGGTGTACTTTCCTAGGGATTCAGTTTGGACTGGTACTCTCGTTACGGAGTTGCTCCGTTTCCCGAACGGAACCCACGATGACCAAGTTGATGCTCTAGCATGGATAGGTTTAATGATGGCTGAATTTGCTACTTATTCAGAACCAATTGTTCATGTAGCATCTTGGAGAGATAAACTGAAGTATATTACTAAACCCAGTAAACACAAAAGTTCGATGAGTGCCTAATGCCAGATCATAACAAGTCTAAGAAGTCAGAAAACGATAAGTATGAACTGCAAGAAGTAGCTCGAAAGCAGTTTGAAGCTTATGAACGCGCAAAAGATGCGGGCCATGAAGACTACATGGAGATCGCAAAGCGTTGCGACAGGTTCTATAGAGGTCAACAATGGGATCAGGCTGATATATCAGCACTAGATGACCAAGGTCGCCCTGCTCTTACTATAAATACCATTTTACCTACAATTAATACCGTCCTAGGCGAACAAAGTACGCGCAGGGCAGATATTAAGTTCAAACCTAGAAGCAGTGGTATTCAAGAAACCGCTGATGCACTTACAAAAGTCTTCTTACAGATATCTGAAAACAATAATCTACATTGGTTAGAGTCGCAGGTGTTCGCGGATGGTTTGATCCAAGATCGCGGATATTTCGATGTACGGTTGGATTTTTCCGACAGTCTGATGGGCGAAGTGCGTATTACTGCCAAAGATCCACTAGACATACTTATTGATCCAGATGCAAAAGAGTATGACCCCCGAAGTTGGAACGAGATCTTTGAAACCAAGTGGATGAGTCTGGAAGATATCGAAGAGCAATATGGGGAAGAATATGCAGACCAGCTACGAATCATAGGGGAAGGTGGTAACAGTTATGGTCCAGATTCTATGGAGTATCACGAACAGCGATATGGTGATACTGAGAATATGTACTCAACCACATTCACTAACAACCCAGAAGAAAACAAAAGCATACGATCTATTCGAGTAATCGAACGTCAACATTATAAGATGAAAGAATGTATGTTCTACGTTGACCCTATTACAGGTGACCAACGTTCAGTTCCATATGAGTGGAGCAAGGAGAAAACAGAAGAGTTTGCGGATCAGTTTGGTTTACATATCATGAAGAAGAGGGTTCGTAAGGTACGCTGGACAGTAACAGCTGACCGCGTAGTTTTACATGATGACTGGTCTCCATATGATGAATTTACCATAGTTCCTTACTTTCCTTACTTCCGAAGAGGCCGCCCGTTCGGTATGGTAAGAAACCTAATATCACCTCAAGAGCAGTTAAACAAAATTACTTCTCAAGAGCTGCACATTGTAAACACCACAGCTAATAGTGGTTGGATAGTAGAATCTGGTTCACTGTCAGGCATGACGGTAGATGATTTAGAAGAACACGGTGCCGAAACTGGTTTGGTTCTTGAATATAATCGAGGATCCACACCTCCAGGAAAAATACCACCTAATCAAATTCCAACAGGTCTAGATAGAATTAGTCAAAAATCAGCCATGCACATAAAGCAGATTAGTGGCGTATCTGATTCTATGTTAGGCACAGATGGACCTGAAGTATCAGGCATAGCTATCAAAGCTAAGCAGAATCGTGGTGTATTAATGATTCAGGTGCCTTTGGATAACCTTACAAAAACTAGGCATTATTTAGCTGAAAAAATCTTACATATGGTGCAAAGGTACTATTCAGAAGAAAGAATCATTCATATTACAGATGAAGCAGATCCTTTCAAAGCTAGTATACCGGTTCGTGTAAACGAGATAAGTCCAGAGGGTAGAATAGTAAATGATCTTACACTTGGTGAGTACGATGTGGTTGTAGATACTATGCCAGCTCGTGACAACTTCGATGAGGTTCAATTCGCTGAAGCTATTGAACTACGAACAGTAGGTGTTCCAATTCCAGATGATATGATCGTAGAGTACTCACATTTAGCACGTAAAGCTGATATTGCACAGCGAATACGAGCTTTACAAGGACTTGAACCACCAACTCCGGAACAACAACAACTACAGGCCTTTCAAATGGAAACACAAATTAGATCTGCACAGCTTGAAATTGCTAAAATGGAAGCCGAGGTTCAAAGAACTCAATCTGAAGCACAACTTAATGCAGCTAAAGCTCAATCTGAAGCGGCTGATCCACAAGTTAAGATTGCTGAGTTGCAGAATAAGATACAAATCAAACGCGAAGAGCTCGCACTTCGTGAACGTTTATCAGCTATGACTAATGATATGCGTAAGAACCAATCTGATACGGCAGCCGCAGCTAAGTTAGCTACTGCTGCTATAAAACCCCCAAACCGTTAATTATGGAGATTAAAAATGGCGAAAGCGAAAAAAACCAAAGAACCTGAATTACTTCCTGTTACAACTATACCAGGGGCCGATCCTGTAAGTGAGGAAGATAGCAAAGGTTTTACTGTAGATATGAACTTTTCTGATGTACCAGTATCTGAAGAAGCTACAGAAGAAGCTACAGAAGAAGCTACAGAAGAAGTTACAGAAGAGGCTACAGAAGAAGTAGCTGAGCAAGCAGAACCCACCGAAGAAGAAACTGTATTTCCTGCTGAAGAAACTACCGAAGAAGTCGAAGAAATCGAAGAAGCGGCTGAGGTTCAGTCTCAAGTCACTGATGATTTTGGGAATGAGGTCGAAGTTGAGCAGGAAAAAGCACCTATGGTGCCAAAATCACGTTTAGATGAGGTTCTTCAAAAGCAAAAAGCGCTACAAAAGCAACTAGATGACCTAAAAGCAGAGAAGTTACCTAAAGTAGAAGAGCCTACTGAGTATGATTTTGCTGCAAAAGAGACAGAGTACCAAGATTTACTCTTAAATGGTGAAGCCGAAAAGGCTTCTGCACTACGAAATGAGATTAGAGAAGCTGAAAAAGCTCAATATATGTATGAAGTAGAGCAAAGAGTAGGTCAAAAGGTCCAACAAAACACTGAATATACTGAACTACAGCAGAAAGCTTTGGAACTTCAGAAGCAATACCCAATTTTAGACGAAAATACTGCAGATTTTAATAAAGATATAGTCGATGAAGTGATAACTTTGCGCGATGCGTTCATGACTAAAGGTCAAACAGGCCCTGATGCCTTACAAAAAGCTGCAGAATACGTCTTAAAAGTAAAAACACCGGAACTAGTAACTACTAAACCTACACCCGAAGCGAAAAAAGACATAGAACGTAAGAAAAAAGCTAATGTTTCCAAGAAAATGGAGGCTTCTAAGGCTCAACCCCCCCAAATGGCTGGAGAAAGTCAGAATGTTAAGGATTCAAAGGTCGTTGACATTAACCGTTTGAGTGAAAAAGAGTTTAATGCCCTTCCAGAAGAGACATTAAAGCGTTTACGTGGTGATTTTGGTTAAAAGATAGTTTATTATGCAATTATTCGTCCCCCCGAAACGATATTCGGGGGCTGGTCGTTCAGCAAAAACAACGTGTTTCGCGGGTTATAGCGTAAAGTAACCGAGTTCGTGTTCGTTACCATCACGTAAACGTCTCCCAACGATAAAGGGTATACGGGATAGGTCGCCCCATAAAAGAGGCTGGTTAACACTATAATTTAACTTTTAAAGGAAATTAACATGGCTAATACTAACTTTAGCTCGTTGACCACCGAACAATTAACTATATGGTCACGAGATTTTTGGCGCGTTGCTCGCAACATGTCTTTCATCAACCAATTCGCTGGCATGGGTCCAAATGCTATGGTTCAGCGAATCGTTGAACTAACTGAGTCTGAAAAAGGTGCACGAGCGGTTCTTACCCTTCTTGCAGATATGGAAGGTGATGGTGTTGTAGGTGATAACACTCTAGAAGGTCGTGAAGAGGCATTACGCTCTTTCGATATCGTTGTAGAGTTGGATCAACTACGATTCGCAAACCGTCTAGCTGGTCGTTTAGCTGATCAAAAGTCAGTTGTAAACTTCCGTGAGCACTCTCGTGATGCACTTGCATATGCACTTGCTGATCGTATGGACCAATTAGCTTTCTTGGCACTTGCAGGTATTGACTTCAAGTTCAAGAACAACAAGGTACCATTTGGTGGCTCAACAACTGCAACTCGCCCAGTTCTTGCTACAGGTCAGAACTTAAGCGATCTTGTATTTGGTGGTTCTAATATCACTTCTCCAACTTCTAATCGTCATGTCCAAATTAGTGGCACTGATGGTCAGATTACTAGCACAATTGCTGAAGGTTCACTTGCTGCAACTCACAAAGTAACCTACGAAACAATTGTAAACTTGAAAGCACTAGCTAAAGATAACTACATCCGTGGTATTCGTGGCGCTGCTGGTGAGGAAGTGTTCCACTTCTTCGTAACTCCTCAAGTAATGGCTGGTCTGAAGACTGACGATGCTTTCCTAGCTAACCTACGTAGTGCAGGTGTTCGTGGTCCTAACAACGAGATCTTTGCTGGTTCTTCTAGCTTGATGGTCGATGGTGTTATGGTTCATGAGTTCCGTCACGTTCCTAACACAGGTGGTTTCACATCAACTGAAGTTACTGATGACACTACAATTTTGGCAGGTTCTGGAAACAATGTTGAAGTTGCAGCTAACTTATTCTGCGGTGCTCAAGCTTTGGCTATGGCTGATATTGGCCTACCAGAGATTGTAGAGGACTCATTTGACTATGGTAACCAGCATGGTATTTCAATCGGTAAGATCTTCGGTATTAAGAAGCCGGTTTATCGTGCAGACGTTACAGCTACAAATGAAGTAT